TCCATATCTTGTTCTTTGTCTATTTTTTCTAATTCTTCAGTCATTTTAATTTCCTCTTCGATTCTTTTCTTTTCAGCTAAAGCTGCTTCCTTAGCTATTTCCTCTTCTTTTTTCTCTCGCTCCTTCATACGTTTTACGTAGATATCGTAATCTGGTCTTTCATGATCATATTTAGCCCAAAGTTTTTTAGCTTCTTTACCGATTTTACCATCAATTGGACATGGAGTGCCTGCTTGTATCATTGATTCAAACACACGCTCATCCTGGCAGAGAATTGCAACTGCTGCAACTTTCATACCAAAGTCATTTAATATTCTTGCTAGTTTTAATCGTTCACAGTTTTTATCTATAACGTGTTTTCCACCAGATAGACCTAATCCAAAAGTCTGTATTCCTGCTGATATTCCAACGGCACACACGTCTTGTGTCATACTATTGTATGCTGGAGCTCCTGCTGATGGTGGTGATGATCTTATATCTGAGTTTGTAGTATTATTTGTTGTAGTTGTGGATTCAGATCCAGATTGATATGTAGTTTCTGTAGTTGATTCATACCCTCCTTCAATTGCTGTGTTAGATCCACTAACGTTGGTTTGTGTAGTGTCTGGATGTGCTGGTCTAACAAACAAAGCAAATAAAACTAATAATATAATTAATATTCCTGTAAAATAATAATTCACTTTACCCCCTATTGACACGATTCACATTCTCCAGTCTCATCAACAACAAGACCTTCTGGCTCATCTTTTACTTCACGGCATTTACAATTTTCGCAAGCACATACTCCATACACATCTGAATGAAGTTCACCATCACAGTGACAATCACAACTACAATTTTTACATTTCTTGGTCATTTGGCTGCCTCAACGCACATAGGACAAGACTTTTTAAATCTTGAATGTGTGTTGCATTGAATTTTTTTAGGCTCAATTATCTCCTTAAAAGATTCTGCATGGTCAGCCAGGGCTTTTTCCTCTGCTAAATATTTTTCTTCATCCTCTAATATAATTGGTTCTTCTTTTTGCCAGCTAAAAAGCCAATCAACAAATTTATTCCATAAATTTTTAATCATTTTTCTTTTCCTCAATTTCATAGAAGAACCTATCGGTATCTTCCGTTTTCCATTTGCGAGTGTCCTCTACATTCCATTCAGAAGTTTGAACCTTCCAATCTGGTACTTCGTCCCTTACCGTAAACGAAGGAATATCCCAAAGGATACGATTGTTAGGTTGTGCTGCATAATTTCCATCCTCTAGGGCGAGAATGTGTGCGCACTTATGTTCGTGCGGAATTTCTGAATGATCAGTATCTACTATATTACTCTCTGGGTGAGCCCAGTCAACTGTAAAAAGATACGCTCCAGGATGTAATTTCTTGTCTTTTCCAAAAAATTTTCCAGATTGTCCATCTAGGATATCAAAAGAAGTGACAGCAGGATAATAACTAAAACAATTCCAAAGCTCCAGCTCGTCAAGTCGCATCCTAGGTACTTCTTTGACGTCAAAACCTCTTTGTACAAACGCTGAAATTGGTAGCCGATAAAACACAGCACCGTTTTCCATAATTGCATGAAAGAGTATAGGACGCCCTGTAATCGATGCCAGGCCAAATATAATGCAGTCTTCCACTTCTCCATGATGTTCTTTAAGATCGTAGAGATATTCTCTCCTGATCTGTGAATAGATCACAGGAATGTTTGCATTTAGATAGGCCATGCATAAATTATTTTATTAAAGCGATTATTGCAATAACAACTATAACTATAGCAATAGATTTTTGCTTATTAGCTTTAGCCCATGTTATTACTTTTTTTATATGGTCCATAGTTTTCTCCTATTTTTCTTTTATTGTACCCCAATTGGGTCCAGATTCATAGTCTACTTTGTTAGGAACTTCAAGAGAAACTGCGCTTTCCATAACACTTTTTATTAATTCCGCATGCTGTTTATCCTTGACAGATATGTCTAATTCATCATGCACTTGTATGTGTGGTATAATTCCTTCTTTGTATAATTCTATCATTGCTTTTTTTGTCATGTCAGCGGCAGATCCTTGAATTAATTTATTTAATGCTTTGTAAGTGTATGCTCTCTTGATCCCTGGTCCGTGTTCCATGAGCGCTTGATCGTGTGGCAATGCTTTGTGAATCCCGAATTGATTAGGTTCCCATAAATGGAACCTACAAAGTCGACCTAACAAAGTTCTAATTTTACCAGAATCTTGAGCACGATGCATCACGTTGTCCATCAGTTGTTTTACAAATGGAACTTTGTTATGATATTGTCTAAATAATCCTTCAGCTTTTTCTTTAGACACTCCTAACTCTGCTTGTAATTTATTTTTTCCCATACCATAGAACAGACCAAGATTTATTGTCTTGGCCTGGTATCTAGGTATCTCTGCCATGTCTGCGACAATGTCATGAAAATCTGCATCGCCTTCACGATACGCTTCCAATACTTCGTCCACTCCATAGAGATTCTGTAAAGTTGCATAATGCACCACCAACCTAGGCTCTTGCTGAGAATAGTCAAAACAACCCCATGTATGGCCCTCCTCGGGTATAAATAATGACCTAATAGCTGGTCCAAGTTCCTTGTTTCGTGCTGGTATCTGCTGTAAATTTGGATTTGAATACGAAAATCTTCCAGTTACTGTTCCACCATTATCTCCTCTTAGCTGGTTAATTTCTGCATGTATTCTTCCTTTGTATGAATGTTTTAATATGGTATCAATGAATGTGGTATGGGCTTTATTTATCTCACGAGCCCGGGCAATGTGTTTCACTAGTGGGTGGGGGTGATTCGCTAAAAAATTTTTAGTAAAGGAAGGTGCAGATGTTTTCTCGGTTCGGTCGTATTCTAAGTTTAGTTTATCAAAAACTTGTGCAATGGATCTTGCTGCCCATATTTGTGTATCTATTCCTGTTTCTTTTTTTACTTGGTGTAATGATTCTTTTTCTTGTGCAAGTAATGTGGTTTTCAATTTATGCGCTGCTTCCACATCGACGCGGACGCCTTTAAATTTCATATCTATTAGACAAGGAAACAATTCTGTTTCCATATTCATAATTGAATTTATATCTTGAAGATCAATTTCTTTTTTAAGTTCTTGCCAAAGGTCTAAAGTTATCTCAGCATCTTTTTCTGCGTATGCGCCAACATAAATGGCAGGTAGTTTATACATTTCTGCCTTGGCGTCAACACCCCAATCTTTTGCAGCAGCATATAAATCTGTTTCATTCTTTCCTTTTCCAGTGTATCTTTTACTGCAGTTGTTTAAGTCATAGCGCATTTGATTCTCATCAACTAGGGCCGATGCAATCATCGTGTCCACTATTTTACCGCTGATACTTAAACCTAACGCGCGTATCCAACAAACGTCATACATGGCGTTGTGAAAAATTTTTGTGGCTGGTGTATTTAATACAGCTTGAAACCATTTTAAAACTTTTGCTCTATCCATATTACCACCACCTTCATGAGCAATAGGATAATAACCACACCAGTTTTTAACAGCGACAGCTATTCCGACAATTTCTCCTACTCCTACAACAGAACCGGAGCCTCTTCTTATATTTAGATTAGGATCCTTAGTTTCTAGGTCTATTGAAATTTCATTATATTTAGATAGATCTGGAAATTCTTCCGGTGGTAACCATTCTGTTTGTGGTTTGAAAAGTGGCATTTGCATCATTTAATTATTCCCCATGAATTTTTTTTAGAGACCTCGCTGTTTACTGATTGGAGGTTTTTGCCAGAACTCTCAGAATAATCTCTTTCTATAATCATTTCAATAAAGTGAATCGCTTTTTCTAAATCTTGTTTTTTTCCTTTCAGTCGATGACGAATTATATATTTTATAGCACAGCCCTCTGGATAGAGCAACTCATTTTCGATTACGAATTTACTTGGCTGAATTTTAAATTTCTGATAATGTGATCCGCCGATTTGTTTATCATATGGCTTCATACAATAAATCCTTTATTATATTGTTTTGGTTCTATAATGTGTAAATTTTCTTTTGTTCGTGTTGCACCTACATAAAATAATCTATTCTCATCATCTGGATTTTTTTCATAAGTGTCTAGTGTTGTTTTAGTAAGATCAGTAAGAAGAACTACGTTTTGTGATTCTCCTCCTTTAGCTGCATGAATAGTTGACAGTTCTATTCTTGGTTTTTTATTTAATTGTTCGCCATTAGCTCGCATCTTTCTTAAATATTCTATTCTTCGTGAACCTGCGTCATCAAAGGCTTCAAACCAAACCTTTTTAGTTTTTAATCCAAAGTCTTTAGTTAATGCATCAATTCCATAAAAAGATCCTTTTGTCATTCCATGCATCAATGTTTTATCTCTATGTTCAGGAGACATATAACCATAAATTTTTTCTATTTGTTTGTAATTTAAAAGTTGTCCCTGTCTTAAATGTTCCCAATTTGTAGCAGCTTCTTGAATATCTTTTTCATAACTTCTTTTATGTCTAGTTTCATAATATAAACCTTTACGATATAAAGTATCTTCTACTTCTTTTAGCATGTGCTTAGTTCTAGCTAACACCAACCACTCACCAGAAGACATGTCTACTGTATCAACATCAAAATGTCTGTGCAAACTTCCTTCATTAGTTTTAGGATGCCATGTTTTATCTATTCTATGTTTAATTCTATTTATAATTCCCATTGCCAATTGATGAACTTTAATAGGTATTCTATGTGATTGTATTAATGGAAGGTTAATCATTTGATCTTGTAAAGCTATAAAAGAATCTACATCAGCACCAGCCCATTTAAAAATGGCCTGATCATCGTCTCCTGCAATAAAAGTATCTTCAGTTTTATTCCAAATAGTTTTTGTCATATCCCATTGCATTAAAGATAAATCTTGTGCCTCATCAATAAAGATTACATCAAATTTAGGGGATAAGTCTGACTTAATAAAATTTAAAATCATGTCATTAAAATCAATTAAGTTATATTCTTTTTTATATCTTTTTAATTCGTTATAGATAATATTTAATTTATCTAACTCTAAATCTTGTGTATGCTCTCTTCTATTATATTGTTGTTCAGGAGTTATGTTTCTTAATTGAGCCAATTGAATAATTTGTAAATATTCACTGTCAGAAGTAAATATACCGTGATCTTCTTGATGTTCAGCGTAAGTCACTGGAAATCCTAGCTTTTTTCCAAGATCTTTATAATGTCTTGGTTGCATAACCTGATCTTTCTTAAGCCCTAATTTTCTAAATGCTAATGAGTGTAATGTTCTAAAGTATGGAAGATCATCTTCAGTTAAGTTAAATTTTTTTATTGCTTCATCTCGTGCATGGTATGCAGCTTTTTGCGTGAAAGCAAAGTAG